AGGGGGGGGCCTCCCCCAGTTCGCCTCAGTAATCGCTCGGTATGCGGCGATTTCCTCTGGCTTGATCGGGTTCACGACGAGGTCTCCGGCCCTGCCACTGGGAACAACCCCAGCAGGCAGCTTCCCTGCCACAGATTCAAAGGCCTCGACGGACTCCGCCTCTACAGCGTCGTACCACCTATCGCCGCCGGCCATGGCATGCGTACGCGGTCCAAGGGTGTCGGGTGGGACGCCTAGCCACAAATCGTGCATGCTGTTGTAGACTAGCGTACTGAGGGAAGGGATCGGAGACTCCTCACCATCCTGAGCATCCTCCTCCTGGAGAGCGCGATGGAGCGCGTCCGCAGCCACTCCCTCGTAGCCATAGCCACGGTAGGTGGTGAGGTCCAGGGTTGGAGCAATCACGGGAGGCGGGACCTCAGGAGGGTCCGTCTCCGGGCGCTCAACCCGCCTCTTCGGGAGGCGCATCGGGTTGAAAATCTCCATGACCTTAGACATGAAGGCGCCAAGATGGAGTCCTTCGATGAGTGCGTCAAGGGTGGCGGGGGCAACGTAGCCTGCCTCCCTGATGACCTCCACGTCGGGGTCGTCAAGGACTGTATCCCCACCCATCATAGCTCTGAGGGCCCTTGCCTCCTCCTGCAAGGATGCTAGGATGGGAACCAGTGCCTTACGTGCAGAGAAGCCAAAGTTCTTGTGACGCTGTCCCAGGCCTCCTGTCAAGCTCTGCACAGCCCCCCTGTACCCCTCAGCATCATATGGGATGAAGGCTGAGCCCATGCTAAGAAGAGTGCCGTACAGCCGCACGACATCGTACTTGCGCTTAGCAGTCTTGTCCTTCACCCATGGTGCAGAGGAGTACATCATCCTTGGCAGCTGCCGAGCGAAGTTGGGCAACCCCACGTACACGTACGACTTAGCCGCGAAGGTGGGATCTGCGAACATATCCCTCGTGGCGTCTACGAGGCTTGTAGCACGGGGAGAGCACCACACGTATCGAAGCTCTCTATCTCGATCGGGATCGGACGAGTGCTTGGGCTGGAGGCGCGGTGTCTCCCCGTGGTCCCACCCGTGATCGGGGTGACCAGGAGGAGTGGGCTCGAACACAGCCTGTGATTCAAACCATGCGGGGCGTATCCAGTCCTTCCTGCCGCTTGCGTCGAGACAAACGAAGTGGTGAGTTGAGGCAGCTCCTGCAGCTACTTGCTCCCTGAG